TCAAGAGCTGCTACTGCTCAAGCAAGAGCAAATGCAGATAAACAGATTGCTCAAATGCAAGCTGATGCACAGCAAAGAGCTAAACAATTTAATTTACAAATAGAACAAAGTAGAGCACAAACACAACAAGCTGTTGATGCTGCTAGTCAAGCACAGGCACAAGCTGAAGCACAAGCTACTCAACAAAGAAATCAATCAGCTTTAATGATACAGCAACAGCAATTACAATCTGCTATTGCAAGACAAGGTTCTGCTACTCCTGTAACAAAAGTTAAACGTACAGCAAAACGAGCTACTCCAGAAAGTATGAGAACAAAAGTAAGTTTAGATACTTATGGCTCTGGTGGAGGCGGTGGAGGAGGCACAGCTTCAAACACAGGAGCATTAAATGTCTAAAGGTACAGCAGAATCTAGGTATAATTTTCTAGAACCTGAAAAAACTATATATTTAGATAGATCTATTGAATGTAGTAAATATACATTACCTACTTTAATTACTGATAATGATCGTAGTACTGGTAAAAATTTTTACACAAAAATAGATACTACATATCAAGGACTCGGTGCTCGTGGTGTAAATAATTTAGCAGCAAAATTATTAATAGCTCTTCTACCTCCTAACCAAGCATTTTTTCGTCTATCTGTAGACGATATGAAATTACAAAGAGAATTAGATAATTTTAAAGATTTACAATCTGAATTTGAACAGCAATTATCTTTAATGGAACGCTCTGTTATGCGTAACATTGAAGAGTCTGGAGATAGAACTGCATTGTTTGAAGCACTTAAACATTTAATTGTTGGTGGTAATGCTTTATTGTATATATCTGAAAATGGTACAAGAGTTTATCCATTAAAATCTTTTGTTTTAAACAGAGATCCAGAAGGAAATATTTTAGAAGTAGTAGTTAGAGAAGAAGTTAGTCCTGAAGTTTTACCTCAAGGTATAGCTACTAAAACAACAGAAGGAAAATTCCAGGATAAAACAGTATTTTTATATACTCATATAACTTGGGATTATCCAAAAGATAGATGCAATTGGCATCAAGAGGCATATGGAAAAAGAACAGGTCCAAAAGGTTCAGTACCTATAGATAAATCTCCTTGGATTCCATTGAGGTTATTCCGTGTAGCTCATGAAAGTTACGGACGTTCTTTTTGTGAAGAGATACTGGGCGATTTAAAATCTCTTGAATATTTAAGTAAAGCAATTGTCGAAGGTAGTGCTGCTGCTGCAAAAATAATTTTTCTTTGCAATCCCTCTGGTACAACACGCCCAGATGCTTTAGCTAGAGCCTCGAATGGAAGTATCGTAGCTGGTAATCCAAATGATGTTGCACCACTACAAATGCAAAAACAAGCAGATCTTACAGTTGCATTAAACACAATAGCTCGTATAGAACAAAGACTTAGTTTTGCTTTTTTACTTAATAGTGCTATACAAGCTGGTAATTCAGGTAGAGATAGAGTTACTGCGGAAGAAATAAGAATGGTAGCAAATGAATTGGAATCAGGATTAGGTGGAATATATTCTGTGTTATCTGTAGAACTACAACTACCACTAGTTAAAAGAAAGATGGCTCTTATGGAACGTCAAGGTAGTTTACCAAAGTTACCTAAAAATGTAGTAACACCTCGTATAACTACAGGTTTAGATGCATTAGGTAGAGGTAATGATAAAGCTAAATTAATTGAATTTATAACAACATTAGCTCAAACTATGGGTCCAGAAGGTATGGCTAAATATGTAAACAATAGAGAATTAATTACAAGATTAGCTGCGTCAGATGGTTTAGATACATATAAACTTATTAAGAGTGATGAACAATTAATGGCAGAAGAGCAGCAGCAAGCTATGATGATGCAACAACAGGCTGCTGCACAAGATCCAAATAACGATCCTAGCAAGCAAGCCCAATTACTAAAAGCTGAAAATGACTCAATCAGGACAGACCAAGAAACCAACCAGTAAGGTTGAAACAAAACCAGAAGTTATTGAAGAGCCACCAAAAGGTGCTTCAAAAACTAAATTAGATCTTTTACTTGAAGAACTAAAAGAAAAGAAACCTACTACTTATGAACAGTACAAAAAAGCTATTGAACAGAAAAAACCAGCATGGGTTTATCCTGATCTAACAGTTCGTATAGGTTAATTTTATGGAAACACAATTAGACGGTGCATTAGGTAATCCTACAGAAGCTTATTCAGAAGCTGATAAAGCTATTCTTGAAGGTAAAGATAATCCTGAAAATCAGGAAGAACTTATTGGTGGTAAATTTAAAACTCCTGAAGAGTTGTTAGAAGCTTACCAACAACTTGAAAGAAAATTAGGTGATCGTCCTGTTAATCAGCAAGATGAGGAAACACCTGAAGAACAAGAAGAAACTACAACTACTATTGAAGAACAACCTTTATCTCAACAAGATGAAGATACTTTATTAGAAAGTGTAGGTGGTAAAGAAAATTTAGATGTTGTAGGTGAATGGGCTAGGGATAACTTAGACCAAGAAGAAATTGATAACTACAACAGAGAAGTTAATAGTGGTGATTTTATTAGAGCTAGAAATGCTCTTCAATCATTGGTATATGCTTTTCAATCCGAAGTTGGTACTGAACCTGATTTATTAGGAGGTACTATAAGTAACAACTCAACTGACGTTTATAGATCTACAAATGAAGTTGTAGCTGCTATGGATGACCCACGTTATCTTAGTGATCCAGCTTACACAAAAGATGTAGAAGAAAAACTTAGTAGAAGTAATGTACTAAGCCCTTCTTAGATAAGTATAAAAAACCTTTTTTAAGCTAATATAAGATTAGCTTATGTAAAATTGTTGCCTCTGAGGAGATAACAGCAGTTAGACGTTAGCGTCCGTAAACATCTATCTATTTAATACGATGCCAGATTTTGCATCATTATCCAGATTAGGTGGTATTAATGGCGTTCAATATAACGCTGGATCTGCCTCTGGTAATTTTGAAAAAGAAAATGCAAATTTTCTTAAAATTTTCTCTGGAGAAGTTCTTACTGTTTTTAACAGAGAGACAATCTTCAAAGATTTAACACAAAAACGTACTATATCTTCAGGTAAAAGTGCAAGCTTCCCAATAACAGGACGCTTTTCAAGTCGCTACCATCGCCCAGGTGATTGGATTACAGGTCAAGGTAACAAAGGTCAAATTGGTGAAAAAATAATCACTATTGATGATCTACTTATCGCTGACGCTAGTATATATGATTTAGAAGAAGCCAAGCTACATTGGGATGTTAGAAGCATTTACTCAAGAGAATTAGGAAGAGCACTTTCAAGAGCTTATGATCAGCGTCTTGTGCGTACACTTCTTACAGCTTCTGAATCAGATGGTCGTGTTAACGATTGGGATTCTAAGAGATTCCAGTTAAACAATGGTACTTATGCTTCTGTAAGTACAAACACCATCACTATGTCAGCCAACTTCCAAACTGCTGAGTTATCATACTGGGCTGCTGGAACTGTTGTATATGGTGAAGATTCAGGTGCTTATGGTGTTATAACAACTGCTCCTACAAACGGTGCAGCTACATTTGTTATTAACCCAATTGGAGCTATCGGTACTGGTTCTAATGCAACCTTTACAGTTGGAGAGCGTTTATTTGTTCTTAACAAACTTCCTGGTGGAACTTCTTACACAGGTATCAACCTTAACGGTGCTTCTGACAGAAATGCTAGAGGTGACTTAATCGTTGAAAACTTGATGAAAGCTTGTCAAGCTCTTGATGAAAAAGATGCTCCTAAAGATGGACGTATAGCAGTATTAAGCCCAGGAGCTTATTACGATGTTATATCTTCTGACCGTGCAATTAACACCGACTTTAACGGTGGTGATGGACGTAATGGAACATTTGCTGGTAACTCAGTTGCTCAAGTAGCTGGTTTCCAAATCCGTACTTCTAACCACTTAGGCGTTAACAGTTACACAAGTGGTCAGACATATGCAGGTCTATCTAACCAATCTGCTACAACAAGAGGAGAGCGTCCTAACTATATCAATGGTAAGGATGGTTCTGATGGAACTACTGCTGCTGGTACTAATGATTACTACCAAGATGAGCAAGGAAATAGTTCAAGTGTTGCTAACCTATTCGGACTTTGTTTTACAAAAGAATCTGTAGGTACAGTTGCACTTAAGGACATTTCAATGCAAATGACAGGTGCTGAGTACAAAGCAATGACTCAATCAACCATGATGGTTGCTTCTTATGCAGTTGGACACGGTATACTCCGTCCTGATTGCTGTGTAAGTTTACTTCATGATGGTAACCCATATTAATTAGTTTTAACTAATTCAATTACAATAGGGGGAGACAGTTTGTTTCCCCTTATTTTTTGACATAATGGCAACTACAAAATTAAGTGCAGTTAATACTCTTCTTTCAATTATTGGTGAATCTCCTATTAACTCACTCGTTCCTCCTTTAACAGGAGATGCAAGTTTAGCAGAAAGTGTATTAAATGAAATAAGTACAGAAGTACAAGGAGCTGGTTGGTCATGGAATACAATGACTTACACTAATATTCCATTAGATTCTTCTGGACATTCAACACTTCCAAGTAATACGTTAGCGGTAAGATTTAATCCTCTATCTTATCCATCACAAAGATTTGTACTGCGTGGTTTAAAATTGTTTGATAGAAAGAAAAATACTTATGATTTAAGAGGTAGTTTAGGAGTACATTTAACTGGAAGTGCTAGTGATTTAGTTGCAGAACTTGTAGAGGAGTTAGAATGGGATAATATTCCTGAAACAGGAAAGCGTTACATTATGATTAGAGCTGCAAGAATGTTTGCTAATCGTGCTGTAACATCAAGTAGTATTGAAAGCTACACTAGAGAAGATGAAGAACAAGCGTTACAAACTTTAAAACGTACTGAAGATATGGCACAAAATCACAACTTTATTAGTGGTCCTGATGATATGTATGGAGGTCGAGTACAAACAATGTTCCCTCCTGATATATTAAATCGCTAATGTCTAGAGAACTTTTTAGTCAAATAATAGGACCGCTTAACAAGGGTGTAAATCAACAAGCGGATAGTTTTGTTTTACCTGGATTTGCAAAGGTATTAGAAAATGGTAATTGTGATTTAGTAGAAGGTTTAAAGAAAAGACTAGGAAGTGTACCGTTAAAACGTATAGATACATTAACTAAAAATTCAGGTGGTAATACTTTAGTAGGAACTATTAAATGGGATGAAGCTTGGTATTTTGTATATAACAGGAGTACAACAGAAAGATTTATTTTAATAATTGCTGATGATAGTAGAACTGTTACACGCACAGGTAACACAAGTAATAATTCTGCTGTAATTCAATCAGTAAACAGTATGTCAGATCTTTTTGTAGGATCTATTGTTACTGGAAACGGTATACCTGCAAATACAACAATTGTTGATATTGACGTTTCTGGATCACGATTAACTTTAAGTAACAACGCTACAGCTACAGCAAATGGAGTTAGTTTAACTATTGAATCTAACTACACTTTTGCAACTGGAGTATCTAACGTAGAACCTATATCTGGAATATTACCTACAATTGTTCCAGTAGAACAAACTTTTGCAGGTGTAACAAATACAAATTTAGAATATCTTCGTGGATCAGGTAGAGCAAGAGATAGATTTAGAGCTACTTCATTTCAAGATTTTGTTTTTGTAACTAATATTCAAAAAAATACAACATACGACAGTACAGAAACTTTAACAAGATACAACATTGGATATATTAGTAATGCTTACGTTCCTATAAAAGCTCAAATATGGGTAAAATTAGTCGATTACAATACCAAATATGCTGCCACTATTGAATTAGATAACGGGGCTACAATAACTGCAAATATAACAACTGCAACTTTAGCTTCTGGAACTGCTGTTAGTACACAAACAATTGCAACAGATTTAAAAAATGCTCTTGATACAGCAGATACGTCTAACCATTTAACATTTACTGTTAATGATTCTCAAATATTAATAGGATTATCAAGTGCCTCTAGATCATTTAAAAGTTTTGTGGTTGCTGACGCTAGAGGTAATACACTTATGTCTGGTTTTTCTAGTCAAATAACAAGTGTTGTTGAACTACCTAATACATCATATGAAGGTTATCAAGTTATAGTAGCCCCAGATGGAGCTGCTGATCAAAGTTCATATTATTTAAAATTTAACGCAGAAAATACAACAGTTAACGGTACATATGGTAGAGGTACATGGGAAGAAGTAGGAGGATGGGGAACTCCTGGAAAATTAGATGATGATACAATGCCTCATTCTTTTGTGTATTACAGAAATGATACAGGTCTTGTAAGATTTACTTTTCAACCTTTTACTGGCAGTAATTATACAGATGGTAGTACAACAATAGCAATACCAGGATGGACGCAAAGATTAGCTGGTGATGCTGATGAATTACCTGGTCCTTCTTTTGTTGGTAACCCAGTTAGTTT